CACTGGGCCCAAATTCTCCGAACACTAACGTGTCAACTTTTGGAGATATAACTATGACAGTCATCCTTGATTCAAACCGACCAATAGTTGACAGTAACGTCAAGAAGCAATTAATTGACATCCCCGAATCGGCCTGCTACACTGAACATAACATGCTCTCAGAAAAGGTGATTCATGGCTAAAGAGCATCCGAAGATAAAAGTGTTAATAGCCGACCAGCAGCCCTTATTCCGTCAGGGCGTTCGCTCCACGCTTAATCAGATAGCAGATATAGATATCTGCGGCGAAGTTGGTTCCAGTAACGAGGTTATTTCAGCTATAAACACTTCCTACCCCGATGTCGTTCTCCTTGATATTGAGCTATCCCTCAGCGACGGCATGGACCTGGCCAAAGCCATTAAGCAGCTATTACCCACCGTGGCAGTGATACTTCTTTCACCACAACCCAACGATGACGAGCTCTTTCAGGCAATTAAATCCCGTGTAGCTGGCTATCTAAAGCGCGATATCTCCTCAAATGAGCTGGTGGCGACAATCCGTAGAGCCGCCGCTGGCGAACACCCCATAAATGATACTTTTCTCTCCCAGCCTAAAGTAGCCCATCAGGTGCTTGAGCAGTTTCAAAACTTCTCCTGGGGTACAGGCGTCGAATCCTTTGTCTCCCCGCTGACCCCAAGAGAAACCGAAATCCTCTCCTACATGGCCCAGGGTTACTTCAACAAGCAAATTGCGCTTGAACTAAATATCAGCGAACAGACCATCAAGAACCACATAACCTCCATTTTGCGCAAGCTGGATGCTAACGCCCGTACCCAGGCAGTGATCATCGCCATCAAACGAGGCCTCATCACCCTGAGCTAGACATTGGCTCCTTTAAGAGGATTAAATTGAAAATGGAGGCACCAGAGGCAGGCGGTGGGACCGACTCCGTCACGGTGCACTCCGCTCCAGTAACGACCCCTGCGATACTGTCTGGAAGACCATCAAATACGGCTCATCAACCCAAAACAAACCTACCACCGGCGACTGGAACGGACCATAAACTGCAAAGTTAAGCCAGAGCCAAAACAGGCAGGCCTTTTTAGGCCTGCCTGTTAATTTCGCCGCCTTAGAATAAGATGAGCCACCGTAGGAAAACACAAATTACGGCGCTCCTAGAATGAGTCTATGTTCGTAGCGGGCTTCCCTGGGGTTGAACTCGAAGCCTATGCCGACCACACGGAACTTGGTAGCTGACTGATTGGCTCCGCTATCCGTGATTTCGACTACATCGAATAGCTCCTGGCCACAGTTGGGGGGGATTAGTATGACCCCCCTCTTTGTGGTGAGCCTCATCTTTGAAAGGATGGCTGAGGCTACGTCTCCTGCCTTGGCCTCGGTGGGGATGGCTAGCTCTTGCTGGAAGTCTAGCCTCTCGCCTACCAGGGCGATCTCTCCCGCCTCGCTTGCCGTGCCATAGACGGGGTTACCGTACTGGTCTCTGCCGATGATATAGGCTCGGTTGATTTCTGTGGACTCGGTAATATACTGGCCGTCCAGAATGACGTGGAAGCCTGAGAAGGGGACATCGATGTTAAACAGGACTTCGTTGAAGAGGTATAGATTAAACATCTCATGAATCCACCATGCCGCTTATCTTCAGCGTATATTCCTTCTGAATTATCCCTTTGGGGTACTTAGAATAGGTTGCGGCGCTTTTTGAAGGTGACACAAAGGCCGCCACGTTCGACTTCTTTGAATGATCTGTTTGATCTGAACTCATCCACAGCCTGTATTACACCAGGAAAATCGGTAGTGTAATCATGGAAAACGACCTCGCCACCAATAGCAAGGTATTTTAACCATTCAATATCTTGTTGTTTCACAAATTCGTATTCGTGGCATCCGTCAATAAAGGCAAACTTCAATGTTGGTTTGAAAACTTTAATAGCCTGATCAGACCGCATCCTTATTGGAACCACAACTTGACTCAGACCGAGACGTGTCATATTTGCCCAGAATTGGATAAACGCATCCTTCTCTCTTAATGGATATTTGTCTGCTCTGTCGCCAAGTTTCAGGGCAATCTCATCCCATGTATCACGGCTCCATATATCAACGCAGAATAAACGTGACGTGCCCTTTATTTTCGATGCAATTATACTGGATGATAAACCGAGATTTGAGCCGACCTCTAAACAGTCACCTTTTAATTGTTCCACCCGTTCCAAAGAACGAAGAAGACAGTGGGCGTCTTCTTCTAGGAGTGCGCCAGTTGGTAATCCCTGTAAAAAATCAACCATTTTTCACCTCGACATGATTATAGTATACATGCAGCGCTGTTTCCATCATATTCAGTCGCTTAAGTTTCTGGCATAATTAGTCCCCCTCAGGCCCGCTGTATGCAGAAGATAGACATGACTGTGTTGCCTACGCCTGAGCCAAAATCAATTGTGCCGTTGGGGCTTTCCGAGGCGTAGCCATGCAAGGTGACGATATCGCCCTGCTGGAGGTAAAGGACGCCATTGTGGGGCAATCTCATCATGCTCGCTACAGAAGCATGAAACAGGGCACAAATGGACTGGACGCCATTGACGAAGACATATACTCCATACCGCTTATCTGCTTCGACGCCACTCACATATTGCATCTGGAAGAAGCAGGGGTAGTAGCCGGCGAGCGGCACCAGGTAGTATGCCTTTTTAATCCAGTAGTAATAGCTGGCGGCGAAGGATGCCCCTGATGTTTTGATGATGGTCAACGCATCCGCTGTGACACCACCAGCCACATAGCCAACGCCTGTATTTAGTGTACCGGCAGCATTGGATGCCCACTTGACCAAAGCTCCATAGATGGCTGCGGGGAAATTTGCAGCGTCATCACGGATATGGGTTGCGTCCGAGTCTGCATCCGACTGCCTGTAAGCCCCGGATGCGCCGTACCAGTCGCCAGTTTTGAAGTTGTTGCCTAAGTCGAAGCTGATGGTGTCGAGCTCAACTCTGGGGTTGGTGCCGGCAGCGATATCTTCCTGGTTAGTTCCCAGATATGCTTTGGCCAGGGTAAGCTGTGGCAGCGATGCCTGGTCCTGCAGCTCCTGGATGATGGCGGCGGTGATGTTTAGGCGGACGGCTTTAGCTGCAGCATGGGCTGCGGCTGCTGTGCCTTCCTGCGCCCTGGTGACAGTAAGGACGTCGCCTGTTCTGGTGGTGCAGAGCAGGATTTCGTCCTCGATGGTGATGTGGAAGTTCGAGGCGGGGAAGCGCGCTCCTTCACCAGAGGCTACGGTTAGGCTGGTGGCCCCGGCCGATATGCCTGCGGCCAGGATAGAGCTGGCGTTGTTTTTGACGTTTAAGAATGACATTTCTCTCCTTTTTCTGGAAATAAACCTTTATTGGGATTCTTCGCTTCGCTCAGAATGACAGAGCGGTTATGGGAAGTAGTAGCTATAGACACTGGCGTCTCCTGCCTGGGGGTAGACGATATAGGCGTCCAGGCCAAAGAAGTAGATGACGTCTGGCACCAGGTTGAGCAATCTCCTGAGAACGCTGGCGGCGCTCTCCCCAGCGCCGACTTCAAGCCTGGGATAGAGATTAGTGATTAGGTTACTACGAGATTTATAGGAGAGCGTGCCGCCTACCGACTGCATTACCTTCTCAATTAGCTGGTAAACTGTAAATTCGTCTGAGCTGACATTCCACTCCACGGGCTTGTTGAACTGGTAGCGCTCGAGCAACCCCCAGGCGTCGGTGCAGTGCATGATAAAGAACGCCTTGTTGGGGTCTCGGGAGTACTCCATCGCTTCAATGAAATACCTGCCTTCCTCGGAGAGGTAGTCGGTAGCGCCGACCTTGTAGCCGAGGTGAAGGTTGGCTCTGCTTCCCCTCTTAATCTCAGCGATGGGGGCTGTGCCGGGGTTGTTGTACGTGCCGTCTTTGTTGTTCAGCTCTACGGTTAGCTCTGACGGCTGCTCCGGGTCTATGGACTCGGAGATACGGGTTATGTGTGATGAGTTAAGCGTGATGAGGGAGCCAGCGCCTGAGCCGGCGGTGGGGGGCGTCCAGGAGCTAGGAAGCTCGCTTCTCCATACCTCGTTAGGCTGCGTAGCCCAGATGTAGGTGGCTGATGGGTCTGCGGCTAGGGCTATGCCTCGAGAGGCGCTGGTGTCAATGTAGCTGGCTTTATTCCAGTTGTAGTCAATGAAGTCCGTGCCTGGCTTTAATCTAAAGAGCCAGGGCTGGTTCTGGCGGGCCAGGGATAACAGCGCTGGGTAAGTGGATGGCTTAACCAGGTAGGGACCCGAGACGTCAAGCGTCTCACCTGCCAGGGCTTCGAGCACGGCTTGATGCCGCTCCCAGTAGGTGCTGCTCTTTACTTGCCTGCTCCAAGCGGCACGCTGCTCATAGGTCATGGCTTTATAGCCGACTGGCCAGCCGGTCTTAAACTGCCTCAGCCTTACCTGAGCGGCAACGTCTACCCTGGCTCTGCCTAATCCTATTTTGACATCTGTAGCCCAGGTGCCGGCGGTTACTTTGTAGCCGTCTCCATAGATCATCCTGACGACCGATATGTAGCTTCCCTCCTGGACTAAAGCGATGATGTTCCAGTCGCCGTCGTAGTAGAGGCTTAAGTCCACAATCTCCCAGTCCCCCCCTCTCTGGCCTAAGCCGGTGCTCCAGCTCCCACCAGTCCTCTTTTGGAGGTATAGGCTAGTGGGGTCATTGACGTCGGAGGCGTGCACGATAACACAGTCGCCGTTGGGTTTGTAGGCTACGGCTACGCCTCTTTCACAGGGACGGGTGTTAGCCATCTGCGCCCAGGCTGCCCAGGTGGCGCCATTGTCTGCCGACTGCCTGCGCCATAGGGTGGAAGCATCACAGGAGACTACGATAACCTCTGCTGCCAGGGAGGCGATGGCGACTTTGGCATTAGCCAGGACGCCACCGAAAGAGCCTCCCCACAAGGAGTAGTCCGATGCCGGGCCAGGGCTGGTGACACGTGATAGGTAAAGGCTAGTGCCTGACTTCCGGATGCGGATTAGTGAGCCGTCTCCCGGCATGGTTAGGCCGTGGGACTCTTTGCCTTCGCTGCCGGAATAGAAGCGCTGCCAGCCGAAGGCTTCCCACTGGATGCTGGAGGACTGCTGGGGGTGGCCAAAGGATTGCACCTCTAGCTTCACGATAGGCTTCCTTTTTGTGCCTTTCTGCGCTGCGAGCAGTGCGTCACTTAGGCTTCTCATTGAGATTCTTCGCTTCGCTCAGAATGACAGGGGTGATTTGCTCATTGGCAGTAGCCACAGCTCAGTGCCTTCTATAGACTCCGGGGCTATCTCCCAATCGTTCTGAGGCTCTATGAAATAGACTCTCGGGGTTTTGTCTTTGAACGAAGGCCAGGCTACAGCGGTGCAGAAGGCATGGCCGCCATAATAGCTACCCCACATAAAGGTTACGGGAAAGCCTGACCAGCCCGGGAATTTGGCAAAGTCACCGGCTAAAGCCAGGGCGAAGTCATCGCAGTCATGGTATTCGGAAGTATATTTGAAGATGTTGACGTTGTCCCACTCTACGAACCGGCGTAACTCGTCGATGGCCGTGATTTCAAAGACGCTGTCCGAGATGAAGATGGCGTCTTTTTGCCGTGGGAAAATTTCAGCATAAAGGCGCTGGATAACCGAAGCACTGATGGTGCCTTTGATAGTGGGGGCTGATGGCGGTTCGAGCAGCGCCTCCAGCTCCTTGACACGAGCGCGTAGCTGGATAAGCTCGGTGTTTGTCTTAAAACAATTCCAAAACCACATTGTTATCCCCCTTCTATGTGTTGTACTGGAGCAGCTCCTCAGCCAATATGCCGACGTGGTACAGCGTGTCGTTGGGGCTGAGCTTTCTTTTCCAGTCGATGTTGGTCTGCGCCAGCGCATAAACATTATCCCTGCACCTGACGGTTTTCGACACCTCGAGCTGAGCCATCACATGCTCCGGCGACCTGACCTTGCATCCCCCCTTAGGCTTATCAACGCCAGTGGCTTCCCTGACGTACTGCTCGGCGTCATAGGATAGGGTTACCAGGTAATCCCAGTAGTCCTTAGCCTGACCTATGTTCTGGCAGGTGGTAACGCTCCCCTTATCTTTCGCCTCGCTGAATACCGTGGCTGGGTTTTGCTCGGTATATCTGGCTGCGGTATCGTTCAAGACCCGCTCGTGAAATAGCTTGATGTCAAGCGGAGATTGGTTGAGATTGGTTGAGAAAGGCTGGGTTTCAACTATAGGCTGGATTTCTTGCTGAGAGGGCGCTGGCTGGGGTTGAACTATGGTTTGGGTGGTAGTAGTACCATTGGTGGCTTTAACCTTCTCCTTGTCAATGCTGCCCTGGGTGATGATATAGAAGATACCGGCCAGGACTGCTGCTACCGATGGCACCAAGTCCATAATCTCAGTTTGCGCTCCTGGCTCCTGAATGAACACGGGGACTACGGCTGCCAGTAGCGTAAAGATAAGCGCGCTGTACTTCTTCTTGCCGTCTAAAAATCTTTGTAACATATTACACTCCTTCGGAGAGGGTAGGACACTGGGGCTATGCCCCAGACCCCAGACTCTCCACCTTTTATTTTTTATTTTATGTCAACCTCAGCTTCGGGCTGTCTCCTGCCGAGGGTTATGTCAAGTAAAACGGCTTCACCACATTCGATTTTAAGCCCCTCAAATACATTTTAGGTAGAATCCTACCCCCCAGGGGGTTTTGTCAAAATGCCTCTTTTTTCTGTTGTCTCATGGGGGTCTTTTCATTAACGAGTCAGGGTAATGCCGTGGGTGATTTTCTCTTTGGCGCTCATGTCCTCGGGCTTGGGTTTGGGCTTTAGCACCGGGTACTTTCCCATGAGCTTGTCTACCGCCTGGGTCATTGTGTCGACTTCGTTGGGTTCGCCTTCGGCGGTGATGCTGGAGTAGGCGCCCCCCTCGGGTCCCGGGCTAATCGAGAATGTTATTTTTGCCATAGTGCGTTCTCCTTTCTTACTCGACCAGGGCTGCCAGTGTATCGGGGACTGGCTTATCGTTTTCCGTGTAATGGCGCATCAGGTGCTTGGCGGCGTCGAGTATTTGCTGCTCGGTAGCCTCGACCCTTTTACCACGGAAACCACCACGGCTTAGCGCTGCCACGGCTGCTGCACAATGCTCCCAATCGGTGGTCTTGTAATGGCCGATCTTGCCTTTGATGGCTCTGAAGATAGCCTTGGTGTGATGCGGCAGCTTCCATGTCTCCGTATCTTCCTTATCGCCGACAATGGCATATGCCTGCCACGGCAAACCGTCCTTTAGCCTGGGCAGTCCTTGTTCGATTTTTTCTCTGGATGATTTGTTTGTGTCTGACATTTTCTACTCCTCTGGAATGAATGTTGAGAATTTAAGTCTCCTTTGTATCGAGTCGGGCCGAAGCTCCTTCAGGAACTTAGCCAGCTTGGTCTTGGCCTGAGAAGCCAGGGCTTTTGAGTTGTCCTGGTACTGGTTGGCGTTTCGCTGATGCTGTCCTGCTTCCTGAATGAATGAGAATGTGGAAGCTATGTAGCGCCCGGCAGCATCAAGATATGCCTGGCGCTTCTTGTTCAGCTCTGAGGCTGCGCTGATATAACCGCCAGCTACGTCTACATATCTGCCGCCGGCAGCGATATGAGCGTTACGCTTCTTGTCAAGCTCTGCTGCCATGCCCAACTGCGCTCTGGCGCCGTCAAGGTTCTGAGCTGCCTCTGACAGATAGCCGTCTGCCTCTCGGTTATAGCCCTGAGCGATTTCGACCTCTCTGCCGGCATACTCCGCCCAATGGCCAGCGACGTCCTCGCCTGTATTGGCTGTGTCCATGTAGGCGTTACCGGTGGTTAAATCTGTGGCTGCCTGTGTAAGCCTGGCGGCGATATTGCCGATGGCGGTGTTAGCGCTGGTGATGTTGGTTACGGCAGCATCGATGCGGGTCTGAGCGCTGGCAAGATAGCCGGCTATGGCTTCATCTATTGAGCCGGCGCCGGTGGCGATAGCAGTGGCTATGGCTGTGGCGGCGCTGGTTAGCTGCGTAGTGGCGCTGGTGAGCTGGGTAGCAATGTCCGTGGCTACGGCTGCGGCATTGGTTAGCGCCGTCTCAGCATCGGTTACCTGGCCTGTTACCTTGCCCAGGGCAGTCGCGGCCAGCTCCAAGGCCGCCTGTACCTTCTCTGCTAGCGTGTGGTCGGCATAGGCTTCGAGGGCAAAGGCAACCGCTCCCAGCGCGATTAGCTGCTCGTCTTTGGTTGGTATGGTAGATGCGGCTCCCAGGACGTGCATCTTTCCCCAATAGATGTAGCAGTTTCCGCCGTCACCATCTGTGTCTGTCAAGGTTAGCGTGTCCGTATAGACGGTGAAGGCTTCAAAGACCTTTGGCGTCTCGTCTATGGGGAACTCTACCTTATCGACTGAGACACGGCTGGTTAGCGTGGAGATGTCTATGTCCTGGCTGCCGTCTACGGTGGCGATGGTGGACTTCTGTGGGTCTGGGTGATGCTTGGAATACTCCTCAACGGCTCGGCCTATGGCTCTATCGAGGTCATCATCCGACCACCGGTAGCTGCCGGGCACGGTGTCTTTGAGGTCTATCCTGACCAGGGCTCTCATGTCTGCTAGCGTCATATTTCTCCTTTACCCCATTTTTCTCCTTTACCCCCCCCTCACCCGTAATGTGTGATGCATAATGGGTTGGTGGTGGGGGGTGAAGCTGTCGCAGTAGGTGAGTCTGCCGCTTCTCCCCCCACCTATGTTAAGGAGGTGAAAGTCCCGGCTTGCTGAGGTTAAGGTAATAGCCTCTGCCGGGGCTTTACCCCTTCTTAGTTAGGCTGCTGTGCTATCGACTCGGTTGTTCAGGAAAAACAGCACCTCGGTAGCGCTCAAGGCGATGCCGATGATGGTGTTGGCGTCTCCTGATGTAGACGGCGCTGTCTGGGTTATTTTGCCGTTATCCGTGCCTTCGGCTACATAGACATAGCCGCCGGGTGTGGCACCGGTGTAACCGCCGACTACCGGCTTATCTGAAACGGGTATGATGTCGGCGATAGCTCCGTCGGCCAATGCGACAAGCCTGCCCTGGATAACTGAGCCGGTGGTGGCTAAGGCTCGTTTCCAGCCGGTGCTGTAGCCTAAGACATCACCTCGCACACATGCCCCGGCCAGCGTTACCGTGGGGGCTTCTGGCCCGGTGCCCGAGTTGATGATTTGTCTGCTTATGCCTGGATCTGCAAATGCCATGGTTTATTCTCCTTTCCTACATCTTGTGGTTCAGTTTTCACGATCTCCGCGCCTGCACCACAATATGTTGTGTTTTTAGTCCTGAGCTCCGATTAGGGCTGCTCGCTTGACCTTTGAGAAGTCGGCTATGCCGACATACCACTTAATGCGGGTCCTGGAGGCGTCCTTCGTCTCCATAGCGCCGATTGGCTCTACGGTAAGTCCGCCTGGGCCGGTGATGCCACACACTGCTCCTTCACCGAAGCACAGTGCGTAGATGGTCGAGCATGTGCTTCCGGTATAGGCTGTCTCGACGCTGTCGGCTAGCGTGTGGGTATTCAGTATCCAGTCGTTGATGCCGATGGGTATGCCGTTATAGAGCTGGACGAACTCACCCAGCTTGCCGGTGCCGACTTCAAGGTTAGAGCCGGCAGCTCTGGCGAGGGCGTTTATCTTCCTGCGGCTTCTGCGGCTCATTAAGAGCAAGTCTGGCTTCTGGCCTAAGACGGCGTCTATGAGCTGGTCGAGCATGGCCAATGTAAGCGTAGCGCCTGTAGCGCCAGCGGCTATGACCTGGTCGGAGGCTGTGCCGGTATCGATGAGCTTGATGATGCCATCGAACTGGTTGGCATCTGTGGCTGAGTTGCCATACAGGAAGGCTCGCTCGAACTCATGCCTGATTGCCTTAGCTGTTAGCTCAACGATGGCTGCCTCGATGTCCTGGACATTGGAGCGGGTGCTCTTGATGTAGTTGTCCACATCAGCGTTCTGTCCCAGGATTTTCAAGGTAGCGGTTAGCTGGTCGAATGTCACGGCGGGGCTGGTTACCCAGTCGTCATTGGCGGCGTGCCATTCGGCTGCGGGGAGCGCTTTCTCCCGGTTATAGGTCAAGGCATTGCCGACTATCTCGGTAAAGGGGCATACCTGGAGAATGGGGCTTTCCTTGACGATGGTTTCAATGACGCCTTGCAACAAGACATCATTAGAAAGTTTAGCTGCTTCGGTTAAAGTTGTTGCCATAGGTTAACTCTCCTTTTTCTTCTTGGCCTGTTCCAGGCCGAGGTTTATTTTCTCTTTGGTGCTCAGTCCTTCCGTACTGGCGGGACCCCTGACTGGCGCACCTGCCGGGACTACGGCCGCTGCTGCCTGCTGGGCCAGGGCTGCTTGAACGCTTGACACCAGCTTATTGGCTCGGCCGAGGGACGCCTTGACTTCCTCTACTGTCGTGCCAGAGATAACCTCTGGAGGCAATAGCGGGTTAGCGCTAGCTGCCAGCTGCTTGAAGTCCTCAAGCGCATAGGCATAGGCTGCCTTAGCTCCCTCGAAGTTGGTGGTTGCCTCGGCTAGCTGACCTTTCAGGGCTTCGATGTCCTGGGTCTTGGTGGCTGCCTCGGTCTCCAGGGTGGCTATTTTATCCTGAAGCGCTTTAGTAGCCTGATCCACAAGCCCGGCTGCCTTCTGCCTTTCGGCTTCAAGCTCGGCTTTGATGGCTTCGTAGTCCTCTTTGCTTGGGGTTTCGTTTTCGACTTGGTCTTTGATTTCATTTGCCAATGTACTCTCCTTATGGCGTTTATTCAGTTAAAGGTACGCTCTCCATTTCGGCGGCTGTAGCTCTCTCTCGCTGGCCACCGCGGGTGGATCGTGCCGATTCCTGCCGATTCATTTCCAGTATTTGACGCCTCTCTTCTAACCACCGGGCAAACTCGGCGTCGGGGTCTCTGATGCCGATTTCGTCCATGGCCGTCCTCCTGGCGTGAACGCCTGACTGGACGAATAGCTGCTCGTTCTGGGCCAGGCGGGCTTTGTCCTGGGGCAATACTGTCCCCCAGATGATGCGGGTGCTGACATTGGTTAGGTCTTGCTTCGCAAACTGTTTATGTAAAGCTAGGATCATCTGGCTGCGTCTGCTGTAGGCTGCGGTTCGGATGGTTCGCTTTCTCCTGACCTTCTGCAGTAGCGATTGTAATTCTACCTCGAGGGCTACGCCTGACAGCTCTCTTTCGATGCCACCATAGGCTGCCCTGGGTGATTCTGAAATATCATGCAGGCATCGGTAGATCATATCGATATAGTCGACGTGAAGCCTGATGCCGCCGCCGGCTAGCAAGTCAAGCAGATAGGCTTTGGCGTCCTCTGGGATCGTCCAGACCTGACCCGGAGCCACCTTGATTTCCTCGGCTGATGTAACTCCCTCTAAGACGGCGATGGGATTGCCTGAGACCTCGAGGATGCGGGATAGCTGGGATAGTGCTCTATTAAGCTCTCGCTGGGACTGCTTAAGCTGGGGTATATCGGAAGTGCCCCAGAAGTGCTTCGGCTGCCTCAAGTTGGGGAAGATGACAAAGGGGATAAAGCCGTAGGGGTTCGGCTTGTCCTCTAATGTTTCATTGTCCATGTAGAGCGTGAACTGCTTGGCTGTCCATAGCTCGGTGATAGTAACGGCTTTTTTGGTAATGCGTGATGCGTGATGGGGGTAGAGCTGGTCAAGTTCGTCTTGGGTGAGCGTGTAGCGTGATGCGACTCGCCAGACCTTGCTCAGGTCGTCTCCAAGCCACCAGGCGTAAAGGCCGCTCACATCGGGGCTGGTTACCCTGATGCGCTTCTCTACGGCATCCCAGGTAACCTTATAGCAGCCGTCCCCCAGTATGGCGGCGTCCACCTCGGTCTCGTAGTCAAGCTCCTGGAGGTTGTTCTGCTCGTAGACCTGATAAATGACCTGTTCGGCTGCTCTGGCTTGCTCCTTAGCCTTATCAGTGGCTTCTGCCGGCTCACAGGCGAAGTTAAGTCCTTCCATAAGGTAGCTGGTGAGCTTGTCGATGGCGATCCTGACATAGTTGAATACTAGCTGGCGGTGCTTGCTTCTTTCCGTCCACTGCTCGCCGTTATAGAAGTCCAGGTTGGCCTTGTAGTCGGATAGTCTGGTGCGGTCGAGCTGAGCCAGGGAATTCAAGTTAAACATCAAAAATCAAACCTCAAAATTTTTGCTTTTTTATCTTTGATTTTTTACTTTGCTTTAGGGCTCTTTCCACGGTTCTCTGGCTGACGCCGAAAAGCCCGGCTATGTCCCTGACGCTTTTGCCGCTCTGCCTGAGCTCCACCATCCGCCTGTTCCGCGCCGCTAACCTCAGCCGCTGCTGTCCTCTCGGCTCCTCCTCCACACATCTCGGCAGCGGACAATTCAGACACGATGGAAAGACCTCACAGCCCTCATCCCGCCAGTCGATTTCATCAGGCAACAAGTCCAGTTCACTGCCAACCATAAGGCAATACTAGCACTAATGTTCTATTTATTCAAGGTGATTTTGTCGCATCTTGGCCCTCACCCCAAGGGGAAATCCCAAATTTCAATCTCTAAATCTCAAACAATATCTAAATTCCAATTCTCCAAATTTGAGGGGCCTTGTGACCCCTGGTTGTCATTGCGAGCCCTTTGCTCCATGTCATCCTGAGCTTTTTACCACCTGTCATCCTGAACCTTTCTTTTGTCATCCTGAGCGAAGCGAAGGATCTCAAGCTTCGCTGCGAGATTCTTCGGTCGCTTCGCTCCCTCAGAATGACAGAAGAATGACAGAAGGGCAGAGGCTCAGAATGCCATTTGCTTTTGTGTTTTTGGTCATTTGTGCTTGGGTATTTGAGTTTGTGATTTATCCATTACATGTAGCCACGAGGTTTTAACCTCGTGCACCCGACCTTAAAAGGTCGGGGCTACATCTGGAGGTAATATATGGAGTTTAGGAATTCGAAATTAGGATTTGTGGAAATAGCTGTAGGGACAGGGCTTTAGCCCTGTCCGAGGTGGACAGGCGGACAGACCTGAAGGTCTGTCACTACATTGGAGGTTGGCTTTAAGTTTGACAAGGCTCAGGCAGGGGGGTATAAAATCTAAGGCATGAGGTTTATAGGTTATATTGGCCTAATTTTGGTGCTGGCAATGGTGCTGGTGCCGACCGCGGTCAAAGCCGGT